ATGATCTCAATGGGCCTGCTGGTGGCGCCCTCGGTGGACAGATTGTGCCACCGGAAAGCACCGGCGTCTCTCTTCGCGACGAGCTGGCTGAGATCATCCGGTGGCGGTTCAAGTCGGCGGACGGTAAGCCTCTTGATGGCGCTGGGACTCTCAAGCACGCCCAGGAGATCGCCGACGCGATTGTGCCGGTGATCGAAGAGGCGGTAGGTGAGCGATGAGGCCATGCCGCTGTGCCGATCCAGAGAACTGCACCGAGCCAGTCCCCGGAATGGTCTGTCGCGGATCGCGTGGGCATGCCACCAACGGCGAGCCGCCTGAGATTCTGATCGGTGACGTGGTGATGCACTTCGGGCCCATGGAACCGCCGAGGTTTCAGCAGGTGACTACTGAATACGAGCGCCGTAAGTGGGCCAAGCCACACGACGAACTTCAGGCCGTATTGCGTCCAGTGTGGAGGCGCGTCGACTCGCTGCCCGCCCCCGGGGCGGCGCCGGCCTACGCCGGGCTGGTCGAGGTGGTGCGGGAGTATCGGAACGCCCTCGCCAGCTACACCGATGGACGGAACGATCTGGTCGAGTGCGATGAGCGCACCAGGAAGGCGCACGACGCCCTGCTCGCCTTCCCGCTGCCCACCCCCGGCGGCCACCCCGGAGCCGCCGCGCTGCCGGAGGGCCAATGACCATCGACATCCCGGCCGGCACGGCCAAGGACCACGCCCGTGACAAGCAACCAGCCGTCGCCTACGCCGTTCTGTATCAGCGTCTCGTGCGGGTGGCGCGTGACCACGGCTACGCGCTGGCGATGCACGGGTCGCTATTGGCCGACTTCGACCTCGTCGCGGTGCCATGGACGTGGGAGGCGGTCAGCGGTGAGGCGTTGATCAAGGCGCTCGCCCGCGGCATTCCCGGCAGCGTCCACCTCGACACCTACGCGCGCACGCACGCCCTGGCGGTGTGCGGAAGCACATCATCCACCTAGGCGGAGGACCGTATCTCGACATCGCGGTCACGCCGTTGCTCGGTGCGCCGCCCGTGCCGGAGGGGAAGTAGATGAAGCTCTATCAGGTGATTTGCCGCGGCATGCGTGACAGTCATGGGATGGCCTACGTCGTGGCCTCCGATGCGGAAACGGCCTACCGTCGCGTGCGAGACGACCTCAACAAGCGCGACCTCGGTTACGACAAGGACCGCGAAATGCAGACGGTCACGTTAGTGGCCGAGGAAGCCGAGTATCCCGCGTGTAGTCGGCTCTACCTCGCGGAGGGCTCGACGCCATGAGCAACGACATCCGGCACGACGAACGCTACGAAATCAAGTCCGACGAGAAGCGCCGCGCGCTGCGAACCATCGCCACGCTCGTAGATGGACAAACACCAGACGGCATGGGGTTCGCGGTGTTCCTGTTCGATTTCGGGCCGGACGGCGCACTGTTCTACATGAGCAGCGCCGAACGGCAGGACATCGTGGCGATGATGAAGGAATGGATTGCTCGCGAAGAAGCGAAGGAGGCCACGCATGGACACTAGAACCGGCGACATCTACGAGACGCTCGACGAGGCCAAGGCCGCGGGCGTCACCGACGAGCACCTCGTCACCGGCTCCCGCAAGGCGCTGGAGGAATTGAGCGCCATGATCAAGCAGCGCGGGAGCTTCAAGAACTTCCCGCCCGGCACTGGCGCGCACGGCCCACATCAGAGGTATTGCGGGAATGCCGGGTGCGTGGACTGCGCCGACTATCACAGCCGGATTCTCGCGGGCTCGACGCCATGAGCGAGACACCGGCACAACTCGACCCTGAACGTTGGCTGCGCGCCCGTGGTTGGACCCGCCACGAGGGCAGAGCCGGCGTCTACTGGCGACGGACACCGAACGAGCCCGGCTGGGAAGGCGGCTGGGACACGAGCGGCGCGGTTCACCAGCAGCTTGAGGCAGACAACCGTCAATTACTGCAATCGATGGGGTTGTATCGGCCTCCCGTGAAGCGCCGGAGGACGCCATGAGCGAGATGACCCGCGACACGTTCGACCAGTTGCACAGCCTGCGGGTCTGGCTGGACGTGCAGCGACTCAACATGAAAGCCGGCACGCCCCGTGATGTGCTCGACGAGCAGATTGCGGCGGAGGACTGAGGCCAATGGTTGGCGGAATCTCAAAAGAACCGCAAGGCGAGGCCACTGGTCCGATGCGGCTGGGCGACACGCACCCCGTCTACGGACGTCTGGTGGCGCTGCACTGGTCCGGCGGTGAGCGGTCGTATCTGTTCGACAGCGGCAAGTGCATCACGCTGATGCCGGCCGGGGCGCTGCGTTCGGAGGACTAAGGCATGACTGACACCCGCGACGCCCTCGGCTACATCACACTCGACACCACCCGCCTCGCCGCCATTCAGCGCTGGGAGGCTCGCCAAGGGGAGCCCTACGAGGGCTTTCGTCTGCTGCCCCCGGAGACCGCCAGCGCCAGGGTGCGGCGCCAGTATGCCGAGGCGCGGCGGCTCGTGCAGGAGGCGGTGCGATGACACGAGACCCTGGCGCTACGCCCCTAAGGCGCCGCACAGGGCGTCGTCCTGAGCCGCGCATCGTGGACCTCCCCACACACCCGCGGACGCACGTCAGTATCCGTGTTGCCGCCGACTTCCTCGACCTCGACGAGCGCACAGTCCGCGCTCGTATCGACGCCGGACACCTGCGCGCCAGTCAGGACGGTCGGCGTGTCCGCATCCCCCTGGAATCGCTTGCCGAGTACGCCAAGGCCCGCCATGTTCCACGTTCAACGACATAACACACAAAGAGGCTAACAGTTTTCGCGTGGTGTATGCGGTACTACAGGCGGTGAGACCAGCGCTACGTGTCTGTGCTCGACCAGGTTGTGCGACCCGTGTGGTCGGTGGCTACTGCCAAGCGTGCCGCCCTGCCAGTCAGACAGCACGCCTGCCCACCGACCCACGCTACGGCACCCAGCAGTGGCGTCGCTACACCGAGCGGTGGAAGGCAGCGCACCCCTTCTGTGCCCGCTGCAGCGCCCTCGCGGCGGGCCGTGAACAGGGTCGGGCACGTGGTGTCACCGATCACATCGTGCCGGTCACCGAGGCCCCTGAGCGGTTCTGGGACCCCACCAACCACCGCACCCTCTGCAACCGCTGCAACGCCGTCGTGCGCACCGAGCGGTTGAGTGGTGATGGGCCCAGGGGGGGGGTGGATCGTCAACACGGCGAGGGCCAACCCGCGAGCGCTGGGCGGTCTGATTCCGGGGTCTGCATGATCGAGACGCCTATGCGAACAGCGGATCTGGCATGAAACGCACCAGGAAATGGGCATTTATCGGCCAGGAGGCCCAGCGGCTGGCGGCGCTCGGGATGTCGGACAGCGACATCGGGCGGAAGCTCAACGTCCGGCAGTCGACGGTGTCCCGGTGGCGGCAGTCTGGCAAGCTGACGAAGCCAGCGGGAGCGAAGCCGCGCCGCCAATCGGCCGCGGTGGGGATTCAGGCGCCGGCGCAGTGGGCGGCGTCGGTCCGCGAGGACTATGCGCTCGACGCGACCGACGAGCAGCTCGTGACGGCCGGTGAGCAGGCGCTCGCGGTGGCCTACAACATGGCTGAGACGCCGGCGACCAGGCTGAACGCCATGGGGCGGTTCCAATCGATCGTCAAGCAGTTGGCGCTCGGGTTGTCGGACCGGAAGGCGGCGCCGGTCGAGACGCCGGCGGCCGCCGTGCCGCGGCCCCGGCCGGTGCGCACCGGGGGTGATCCGCGCGGGCTGTTGCAGGCGGTGGGCCGATGATCCTGATGGTGCCGCAGGACGAGAGCCTGTGGCCGACGCTGGGCCCGCAGGTCTGCGACTTCATCGAGCAGAACCTGGTGTTTGGGCCGGGCGACCTTCGCGGGCAGCCGGCGGTGCTCGACGACGAGAAGCGGGCGCTGATTTTCCGGATGTACGAGGTCTTCCCGCAGGGGCACCCGCACGCCGGCCGGCGGCGATTCAAGCGCTGTGCTGTGTCGCTGCCGAAGGGCACGGCGAAGGCGCTGGCGCTGGACACACCGCTGCCGACGCCTACCGGGTGGACGACTATGGGCGACGTTCAGGCAGGCGACTTCCTGTTCGGGAGTGATGGCCGTCCGTGCCGTGTCTTGGCGGTGCAGCCGGTGATCGTCGGGTCTGACTGCTACCGCGTCGGGTTCAGCGATGGCACCTCGATTGTGGCGGACGGGGACCACCAGTGGCTGACGCTCGTCCACGCCAAGATGGGTGGGCGCAGCGGTGTCAGGACGACCCGCGAGATTCGAGACACCCTCTACTGGCACCGGTCGAAACCATACGCTCGCCACAGGGTGCCCGTCGCCGGGCCGCTGGAATTGCCAGAGACCCCGCTGCCGGTGGACCCCTACATCCTGGGCTCATGGCTCGGCGACGGCCGCAGCGACGACGCGTCGTTCACAGTCGCGTCTGCCGACTGGCCGAACCTTCGCGAGCACGTGTTGGCGGCGGGCTACTTTCATGGGGAACCGACGCCAGATACCCGGCGTCCCGAGACGCTGGCTGTCCGGGTGTCCATCTCGCCGATCGGGGCCGCGAACAACAACGGGCGGCAGACCCTCAAGGGGGCGCTGAGAGACCTCGGCCTCCTCGACAACAAGCACGTCCCGGCGGCCTATCTGCGGGCGGCGGCGCCGCAACGTCTAGCGCTGCTGCAGGGGCTACTCGACACCGATGGGACGGCCCTTCGCGAACAGAACGCTTGCGCCTTTGCGTCGACCGAGTTCAAGCTGGCCACCGGCGTCCTTGAACTGTGCCGGTCGCTTGGGCTACGCCCAACACTCCAGCGTAAGCGCGCAATGTTGCGCGGCGTCGACCACGGCGAGTGCTACCTCGTGTGGTTCACGCCACGCGACGACGTCCCGGCGTTCCGGTTGGCGCGCAAGCTGGAGCGCTCGAAGCGCACGGCCGTGAAGACGTCTCAGGCGCTGTGCCGGACCATCCGATCTGTGGATCACGTCGAGTCGGTGCCCGTGCGGTGCATCGCCGTCGACTCGCCGGACCACCTATACCTCGCCGGAGAGGCGATGATCCCGACGCACAACACCGAATTAGCCGCGTGGATCGCCGCGTGCGAGCTCCACCCGGAAGGACCGGTGCGGTGTACCGGCTGGACGAAGGGCGGGGAGCCGATCGGCGGGCCGGTGACCGACCCCTACATCCCGATGGTGGCCTACACGGAAGAGCAGTCCGACGAGCTGGCCTACACGGCCCTCAAGGTCGTCCTCGAGGAAGGGCCGCTCCGGCACGACTTCGACATCGGGCTCGACCGGATCCTGCGGTTGAAGGGTGACGGCATCGCCCAATCGCTGGCCGGGTCGCCGAACGCTCGAGACGGCGCCCGCACGACGTTTGCCCACTACGACGAGACCCACCGGTGGGTGCTGCCACGGCTGAAGGACGCCTTCAAGGTGATGCAGGCGAACCTGCCGAAGCGGAAGATGGCCGACGCCTGGTCGCTCGAGACGACGACGGCCTTCGAGCCTGGTCTCGGGTCGGTCGCCGAAGGGACGATGGAGTATGCCCAAGCCGTCACCGCGGGGTCGGTCACGGATGTGAGCCTCTTCTTCTTCCACCGCTACGCCAGTGATGACCACGACATGCAGACGGCCGATGGGTTCGAGGCGGCCGTGATCGAGGCGTCTGGCCCATCGGCGAGCTGGCGCGACATCCCGGCCATCGTGTCGCTGTGGAAGGACCCGACGAGCGACCGCGCCTACCTCGAGCGGGTCTACTGCAACCGGTTGGTCCGCGGGTCGAGCCAGGCGTTCGACGTCGGGCTCTGGAAAGCCCTGCGGAAGGACGCCACCATCGCGGACGGTGCCGCGATCGCCCTCGGGTTCGATGGCGCGATGTTCCACGATTCGACGGGGCTGGTGGCCACGGACATCGCGACGGGCTACCAGTGGGTGGTCGGCGCCTGGGAGCGGCCGCCGAACGTCGCGGAGTGGCAGGTGCCAACCGCGGAGGTGGACGCGCTGGTCGAGGCCACCTTCCAGCGCTTCAGTGTGCAGCGGATGTATGCCGACCCGCCCTACTGGCAGGCGTGGATCGCGAAGTGGGCCGGCACCGAGTGGGGCAAGGACCGGGTCCTTGAGTGGTGGACGAACCGGCCCAAGCCGATGACCTACGCGCTGAACGCGTTCGACACCGCGATCCGCGAGGGGCGGATCAGCCACGACGGCGACGCGCGGTTCGCGCGGCACATCGGGAACGCCCGCCGCAAGGATCTGCCCGGCTGGCGCGACGAGCAGGGCAAGCCGCTCTGGCTCATCCAGAAGGAACGGCCGGATTCGCCGCACAAGATCGACCTGGCGATGGCAGCGACGCTGAGCTGGGAAGCGCGGATGGATGCGATCAGCGCCGGCGTTGAGGTGAGCGCCGAACCCGTGTTGTTTTTCGTTGGCCCCGGAGCGACACGATGAGCGACCAGCCGACGCTGATGGTGGTCGGC